ACAGACAGCATCTTCTTAACAGCCATCCAAGGAACAACCACCTCAAATATAATATTCTGATAGATGTCTACCACCGTGGACGGTGTTAAAGGATGTGTAGAATCATCCGGCTGAGCAGACCATCCTATCATCACCCGTCTAGATGTGAAGACATTTCCGGTTATTCGAAATTTAAGCTTAATAGATCCGGACCAACGTCTGAACATGCGGGTGTACCACATAAGGGGATGGGGTAAGGCGTAAGCAGGTTCACCATTGACTCCCCCAGCGGTGGCTGAAGTGGTAGGAGCCACTGGTATAGTTAGCACCATCTTGTCTTTACCAAACCTATGTGTAGATAGCAAGTGATATTTCTTTATACGTTCTCTAAAATCTAGGTGACTGTTAACTGCACCGTCTGGCACTTCACTATTTTGCATATGATCTGTTGAACCTAGAATAACACTGGTGGCTACGTCAGCTATAGCCCCAAGCTGAGTACCAACTTGCTTAACAGTAGACACAGTAGATTGTAGGGACGAAGCAAGCGTTGCTATAATTCCTCCCACTACAGCCACAGACTGCGCCTTTGGAATACCATCAGGAGAAGTTACAATAGATATGGTTTTCTCATCAATAGTAATATTTATAGTTCTTAGACATCGTTGCAATGAATCAATATCACTAGTATGGTCGCCACTTGGTTCTGAGGATCCTCTTCGTACAAATCTCTTAGAGGATATAACGTACGAGTCTTTGTCCCTATTGTGCTTCTTACGACCCTGGGCAAAATAAAATCTATTATCGACAGCTGGCATATTCTTCGATCCATCAACTTTTTGACTAGACAAATCCAGATTGGTGGTGGGCTTCGGATATACAGGTGAGTAGCTATAAAGTGGCACCGCCTGGGGTATCTCGATAGGCTCAAAAGATTGAGTCCGATTAGTATTCGGCATTGCGAATCGCACATTGCGTAATCTCATAAAAGTTGTCATGATGGGAATATGTTCTGATAACATAGTGTTATCAGCATATGGTTTAAAAAACATAACTCCATACTGCAAGAATTCCATGGATCTAATGGGTATATAATCTTGTTGTCCAATATATGGTATAGTTACATCATACCGCCTATTCTCCGAGAGGTCTATTTCCAAATGAGGCAACTGAAAAAGAGCGGGTATTCCTACCATGTCTCTCCTAAAAGTAAACATAGGATAGGGCAGCCATGACATAAGTAATATACCAAAATTCAACTTATTAGTGGATAGCATTACTGTTAGCTCAATATCAAAACGTATCATCTCGAATTGAGCAAGCAGAGCTGCTATATGGGGCACTCGCACCACTTTCGCCATTATGGGTGTGGCCAAACCCTCAAACTTCACCATATAAGCACCTAAATAAATAGGACGCTCTATTAGAGAACTGAAAGTATCTATCGGGTAGAGATCCCGCGGAGGGGCGGTGCCAGGGAAGAGTTCAACTGCTGAAGGGATGTTAACGTCTCGAAACTCGACATTATGCTTTATTTCTGAGTATGGAAGAGGGTTAACAGCCTGATCAAACGTTGAGATGTCTTGAGCTGAACTGCTCAAGTAGTTTATCTTTATTTGGGAGTTAGCGATCAATAATTCACCGGATCAAGGTTTTTAAAAAGGCTATACCACCTCATGCTGCCAGCATTTGTATCAAGGTATGGGTCAGGCGGAATTAAATTGCAGCACCCATGTTGCGTACACCGTTCCAGGGAGACGCAGGTTATGTTTCCAGGCAAGTTGTTGCAGTAATCCAACTTCCTTGGCGTAAGCCGCCGATCCATGATGAAACCATTCTTTCTTCGCTGATTCTATTATTTGAATCATCACAGCATCTTCATCTGGACAGCGACGCACCCAGTTCAGGGTTTCTTGTATAATATGAGCCGGTAAAGGAGCATACACAGAAGAGCCCACAACTCTAAAGCCGCGCTTGAGATAAGAAATACCGGATACGGGGAGATACTCATAAACGTCACCATCTTTTGTAGCCGCTCCATATTCGACACCAATATCTTTCATTGCACTTATAAGCGTTCGCATAGTAAACCAAGGTATAGCATCAGACACACTCATAACGTTGTCATCTCCAAATACCTTAAGCTTAATATGTTGATTAAACTCATATAATGAGTCTATCCCATGTTCTTGTCCTAACTTCAAATAGCAAATCCGCACCAGCATACAATTAACTATACTGTTAACAATAGTTGTCAAAGTATTGCCAGAGGGATTGCCAAATATCTTATAATATGTGTAGTCTTTTGATACATAACATCCATTAAATGTTGATCTGATCAACACATCTAATTCCTTTTCATATCCTCCCAAAAATTTAGCTATAATTTGAGGTATGTAACTAACACACTGCCACGGCAGACGCTTGTCATATTTAGAATAATCACCTGCTATGAACTTGTCCCCAACAGTGAGCATATCTCCAAGTAAAAGCTTCCACGCAACTGAATGCGGATTTATGCCCACTGAGACTTCTCCGTAAAGGGAGTTAGACATCAAATGCGCTATAAACTTTCCGCAATAGATGCGAAGTGCTAAATTCAAATCCATTGGCGCCACATTGAACAATCTCGTGTTCTTAGACGCCACCTTATCAAGTGGTCTTCTTTCATCCTTGAGTGTATCCAAAAAGAAAGTGGGTCTCATCTCTCCTTGTTTAAGCCCTTGTAATCGGTCTTGCAACTTATTTTCTAAAAATTCTCCAGGGGTGTAATGTTTCGATCCGTCAGCATTGAGAGTTGACTCTAGAAACCCCTTTTTACCATCCTTCCCTTGGTCCATCTCAATATATGGATAACCTGGCGATGTAGATACGTCGATTTGGCGTATATAATCGTCTCCAGGTATTCCATTTATGGCTTCATCAATAGTCAAGAGCCTAGCACTATCCTTATAATCGGAGGGCAAAGCCATTATCATATTGATTACATCCGTTGCAGCTTGATCCAACATCCATTTTGGTATAGGTTTCTCAAATCCTGTATTCTTAGATGTTGCTATCGCTAAAGCCGAATCTGCACCTCTTGTGCTAAGATCTGCTGGAGCTGTTACGGGATCAACGTATTCTCCAGCAAACATAGATGGCTTTATAATTGTTCTATGCGGAATATATCTAGTATTCCCTGATGGTGTACCACCAATAATCATAAGATTCTGGTCAACATCAGCCTGAGCGCACGGCATCCCCAAGTCAACCGGGGCTGACGTTATAACGCCTAGTTCTGACATAGCTTCACGTATGATTTCCTGTGTGACAATAGTGGCATGCCCTTGGTCTTTGTATGCGCACACATGGAACCCAATAAGTTTATTTTGCACAGTTGAGTCCATATGGGCTACTAATGTTCCACAATCCCCATCTTCAGTCACGGCCGTGTACCCAACACTACGAATAATGTTGAGCATCACTGCTTTATGTTCTGAATGAGGAGCAAGATATGACACTTTCCCATGAAATTTACCATCAACTAACACCGACATAATCCGTGAGATCTCAGTCTCGCTTGTGCCACATGCACCATGTAATAGTTTCTTGACGTTCACTTTTGATAATTCTGCGTCAGTAATAAATTGATGGATCACACTCGGGAAAGATGGACATTGGTGCGATAATTTAATAAACGCTACGTCGATCTCAGGATCGACCACCATGTCCACATCCCCTAGGGCGAAGTCATATCTTCCCCCGGCTGGCTTAATAACAGATAATATCTCATCATTAAGCAACAAATCGGGATCCTCAAGTCCACTCTGTAATAAATGGCTTGGCGCTAACAATAGGTTGTTAGTGAGCATGAGCCCATACAATCTATTATTCCGAAATTGTAGTCGAACCATATTGGTATTAATTAACTTTTGCATCACCATTGTCGCTTTAACATCGGAAGTACCCTCTGCCCTGTGCGGGATGGTACGTATGAACTTCCGTGTGACAGCAACTCGCTTCGTCGCTTGATCCCCTGATAAATTCGATTCTGCCTTCTTCTTACTAAACCTCGACGTTTTGGAGACCACTCTCTTAGTGGCCATGTCTCCGGATATCATTGATTCCGCAACATCATCAGACCTCTGCCACATATAATATGCGAAAGCGGCTGAGATAACTAAAGCAATTGTTCCGGCTATACTATACCACATCTGATTCCTCCGTGTAAGCCACGGTATGTCACGTATGTAATCTATGGCCTTGCGACACAGCCGTTGCGCCTCAACAGTACAGTGGCCGATCTTTGTTCTCATGGTTCTAAACTGGGATACTATCCATTGTCGGAATTGCAAAGACCTTGATTCTTTCTTCTCAGCTATCAACTTGGGTCTCACATCCACGTGAGGGTTCTTCCTCTTGATGTAAGTATCTATCATAGACCGCTTAGCATGGAGTTTATGCCAGTGGACCACTGCTAAATCTATAAGTTGATCATATGTTAATGATTTCATAAACTGGGGATGGGCTTCTTCTGTTCCTGAGGTGTACAAATCAAAAATGTACACTTCGGGACACATCGTTATTTCCCCATACTGTTGTATAGCATACTGTGTGATTTTATCAACGTCGGCGACACCATTATTAAGAAATTCGCGCTTCATGCGAACTTCCACGAAAATATCTCGCCGTCGCATTATAGCCCCAAGAGATTTAATGGGTGGACCACGTTCAACATCGTTATTAGATGTTATCAATATCAGTGGTGACGTAAACCACGTATTCGATTTCGCAGACAAGTCTGCCATCTTCAGAGGATATGGCAATTCATTCTTAAGGTGCAAAAAGTCCAATAAAGCTGTCTTTAAATCCTGAGGATCTGTCGACTGCAACATATCGTCAAAACACACCACTTTCTGGTGGTTATATCCATCCCAGTGGTCCTGAGTCTCATTTCTTCTATAATAATCTACTTCTGGGTTATAATTAATGTTAAGTTTCTGGAAAAGATCAACAGGTATCGTCTGCGCCAAAACTGACTTCCCTTGTCCTGTAGATCCTTTCATGAATATGACCAGGGGTTCCGGTCTAGCTTGCGGAGTGACGGCAAAAGCTTTGGTTTCACGAG